GGGCAGGTGAGCTGGTGAGCTGTCCGAGCTGTTTTTGAGCTGTTTGAGCCGGTTGGTTGGTTGGGTTGGAGCCGGTTGGTTGGTTGGGTTGGAGCCGGTTGGTTGGAGTACGCAAATACCGACTAGCAGAAGAGGAAGAGGAGCTGAAATGAGGGAGATCGTGACAGGGCAGGTGTGGAAACGGCTGGAGGACGGGGCCAGATTTAATGTCCTGTCTTGCGACGCACGCAACGTCAAGCTGAAGCGGGCCGTCCTGAGAGGACGACAGCATTGGGTCAGTCCTGAGGGATTGTCACACAAATATCGACTAGTAGAGGAGGAATGAGGCATGAACATCTTGCTTTCGGGGGTTGTTGGGTCAACGGCCTATGGTCTGACCGGTCCAGATTCCGACGTTGATTGGCTCGGAACGTATGCGGCACCGACAATCCAGTTTCATGGTCTAAATCCGCCGGTAGGTAAGGCTGCGAGCGTCGTTCGTAATGATCCAGATGTGACGTATCACGAGGCAGGGAAACTGGCAGCACTCTGCCTCAATGGCAATCCAACCGTGATGGAACTGCTGTGGTTGGATAGCTACACACACATGACGTATCACGGATCGGATCTTGTCAGCATTCGATCCGCTTTCCTCTCGCAGCGGCGTGTGCGGGACGCCTACTTTGGTTACGCGACAGCACAATTTCATCGCCTATTGGGTAGCGGACTATTCGCGTCAAAGATGCGCAAGCGGGTGTCAAAGCACGGACGCCATCTGCTCCGTCTACTGGACCAGGGTCATGAACTTTACTCAACTGGCCGCCTGACCATTCGTCTGGCAGATCCGCAGCGATACATCGACTTCGGGGAGCGCGTGACCGAAGATCCGGAATCGGCTCGACCCGCACTCGCAGAAGCGGAAGCAAAATTCGACGCAACTCGATCGCCATTACCTGACCATCCGAACGAGGGTGCCGTAGAACGCTGGCTCCACGATGTTCGTGCTACCTACTATCAAGACCCACGATGAGCTTTGCTAACACATCCGCCAAGACGCTTCAGGCTATCCGAATTAATCTGCTCCACGGCTTGGATCTAGTCGCCGGACATCTCGACGCTGGCACCTTCGATGCAATCCCAGCAGGTAAGTCATCGCCACCATCGCAATCAGGACAGTTAACACTCGCATTACTTGCCGGCATCGACGCCGAATTGGTCACCAGAAAGGACGCAACATGACTACCTCCCCCAGTCCGACCATTGACGCCCAGCTACCAGCAGTCCACCTGGGTCGGGCGGCAGGCGGACCACTACTCGCCGATGTACTCGATCAAGATCTGCTCGCCGAGATGGTCACCGGCGGCTATGTGCGAGTTCAGGTGCACCCAAGCTTGCCATATGTGATCCACAATTATGGAGAGGACACTGCCTGATGCCCAGGCTCATCATCACCCGCGGCCTGCCGGCCAGTGGCAAATCCACAGCGGCTCGTAGTTGGGTCGGTGAAGATCCAGCCGGAAGGGCGCGGATCAATAAAGACGATCTTCGTGCCTTGATGCACGCTTCGGTCTGGTTGGGCGACGAAACTGAAAAGCAGATCGTAGCCGTTCGCGACGCCTCAGTCACCGCGCTACTGAAGCGCGGCATCGACGTCATTGCGGACGACACATACCTGCCCAATCGTGCGGTCAAAGATCTTCGACGCCTTGCTGTGCTCGCTGGCGCCGAATTTGAGGTGCGAGACATGACCAACATCCCGCTCGACGAATGTTTGCGCCGCAACGCCTGTCGGGAGGATTCGGAAAGGGTGCCAGAGGACCGGATTCGCCACATGTATCAGCGTTACATTGAAGGCAGGCCATATCCCCTGCCGCTCGGGGAAGTCTCGGATGAGATCGAGCAACGTGGCGCTGCGGCAGCAATGTACGTTCCATCTACCGATGCCCCCAGGGCTGTGATCGTGGATATCGACGGCACTGTCGCTTTGAGGGGCGCACGAAATCCATATGACGAGAGTCGAGTCAGCGAAGACAGTCCTAATCTCCCAGTAATTGAAGCTGTGCGCGCAACGTACATGGCTGGCTATCGGATCGTGTTCTGCTCTGGTCGCACTGAGGCATGTCGAGATGAGACGGAGGAGTGGATCTCTCACCATGTCCCTGTCTTCTTCGACGCGCTCCACATGCGCGAGGTGGGCGACACGAGGAAAGATTCCGTTATTAAGGCTGAGATTTTCGACCGAGAGATTCGAGACAAGTACAATGTCCTAGCGGTCTTTGATGATCGTAAGCAGGTTGTCGACATGTGGCGCGGGCTTGGTCTGACTGTGTTCCAGGTGGCCCCTGGAGACTTCTGAGCTTCAGGGGTATATACTGGTCCCATGTTAATGAGGAGACCGTCATGACCGAAAAAAATGACTCATTCCGTCCCCGCCCCTACGCCTGGACAGGGGACGAGACTGTTGACCGAAAGATCAACAGAGCCCGGCCCATCGTGGCCATGACCCAACCTCTACCACAGGGACCCGCGATAGAAGAAGCAATCACGTTGAAGGGAGTGCGATCAGAGCTAGCAGACCTGAAATCCGAGTACAGCGTTGTCCTCAAGACGATTTGGATATTCGGTCTAGTCGTAACGCTTGCTGGACTTCATCAACTCGTAGTCAACGAGTCTCGGGTGGGCGGTTTGCTTGCGATCGTGAGTGGTCTACTTATCAAATTTTATTCATTCCGCCGTAACCGAAAACTGAAAGGAGGAAGGAGTGAAGACAGCATTTCTGGAAGGACTGGCGACAAACGTGATCCTCCTGGGAGTCATATGTCTAGCGGCTGGAATTGATCGGTACGCCACCTTCTACCTGTAGATTGATCTGACGACGATCCCAGTCTGTACAACCCCGTCTCTTACTGACGACGATCCCAGTTCTGTACCACCCCGTCTCTTATTTCGACCCGCCATCTCGGCCCTCCTCGCACGACAATCCATCTCAAAAACCAGTACCACCCGACGTGCCGGCCATGTAGGATCGTTTGCGCAGGTCATAAAGGGCAACAATGTCAGTGTGCAGGCTTAAGTATCCGCAACAGTGCACACCGACACCACCTTCCGACACCGCCCGTCAAAAACGACATTTGCTGCCTTACGACCGAAAAGATTCTAAGATGATCTCATGGCCGGTCGAATCAGCATCAACTTGGCGCTCCGACAGGGGGCAGACCAAGACTGTTCAGATTTCGTGAGCGCGGGCAGTGTCACACATGCGGATGACACTGCCCGCCTCAAGGCATACTGGACCCACGGTAAAGGTGCGTTAAAGATCCGCTGGGGCACAGACGGATCGTTCAAGCGCTGCGTGCGCCACCTACGCAAATACTTCCCGCGGAATCCCGAGGGGCTCTGCGCCAATCTCGAAAAGCAGGCCACAGGACATTGGCCCGCGGAGAAAATAATCCCCTCGTGAATGGAATCGACGCCTTCGGTTACAATAATCTGATGAGTGACGCCATTGTCCACCTGTACGTACATCTCGATCAACCGGTGGATAGTCTCTCCCTTACTATCCATCTCCCAAACGGAGATCCAGGCGATCTCATAGAACTTAAGGAATTGATTATGGCTACCAAGGAAGAGGTTCTTGCCTCGATTGACGGGGTAAAGGCCACTCTTATTGAGCTTGGGTCGGATGTTGCCAGGATCGTCGCCGATCTGGAAGCAGCTATTGCCGCGAAGGATCTGACTGCTGTAGCGGCAGGCGTGACCGAGTTGGGCGCGCTCGCGACTGCTATCGACGACGCCGTTGAGGCTGCCTCCCCTGAGCCAACCCCTGAGCCGACCCCTGAGCCGACTCCTGAGCCGACCCCATAACCGTCGTCTTGGGGGTGTGAACTCCAAGACTCCAACACCCTCCGTCATGGTCCAGTCGCCTAAAGGTAGCTGGACCATGACTTTGCCCGTATAATATCAACGATGAAGATTGAAAGACATAAGTACGGACTGTGGCTGGCCTGCCTGATTGCTGCCTTGATTCTTGTATCCGGAACAGTTTTCGCCTCCCAACGACCCGGAGGCCAGCCACATATCAATGAAGCCGCATCCACGGCCAGGCTGCCCGATGGCACCACCGTCGCCGAGGTAGGGCAATGGTGTGCCGACCATAACAACCCAGCCTTCAAGCGGACTTTGACTTCTAATGCGCGTGATTTCCTGAAGGCGTGCCTGGAACTTTGGGGACATAGTCCAACGCCAGGCCCAACTCCCACCGCGGTTCCGTCAACTCCCACTCCTGGAAGCACCACACCGTCACCGACTACCCCACCCACAACCCCACCTGGCACAACCCCTCCAACGCCAGTCATCCATGGTCGTGACATCAGCCAGGACAACACAGGCTACCTGGCTTGGACTGGAGAAGCTGGGCAGCGCTGCACAGACGCGACCCTGAAGGTCTATCCAGACAAGGTGACCGCGTCCAGTCTGGGCGCCTCGACTACCTGTGTATGGCTGAAGGCTGGCATCACGGTTGACACCCCGATTACTTTGACCGCGGCGCGCATCGACTCCGTTCGGGACAGTGACGCGGTTGTGCGCTCAGACGGGCCGAAGTTGATCATCCAATGGTCAACTATTAACGGTGGTGGTACCAACGGAACTTACAGCGTCGGTGGCCATAACGTCGACGTGTATCGTAGCCAGATTATTGGCTCATCGGACGGGGTCCGCTTTGAGCAGATGAACCTGATCGAGGACTACATCAGGGTTGCCTTGACGAGCCCTGAAGATCACAACGATGGAATCCAGGCATATCAAGCGTCTGCGGGTGGGTCGATTGTGCGTTGCAACATTGACAGCCGGCCAGGCGGAGTCGGTGGCTCGGACACTGCACCCATTTTCCTAGCCGACAACAGTATTGGCGAAACGGTAATCCGGGACAACTGGCTTGCCGGCGGCGGCTACACGCTGAGGCTGCACGAGGCCATGACGTATCGCGTGACCGGTAACGTGGTCGCCGATGGCACGTGGGGGGTTGGGCCGATCTCAACCAGCAATGCTATTTCTGGAGCATTCCTGGAATGGTCCAACAACACCACAAGTGCAGGCGTTACCCTCACCCCGTAGAGACATAACTAAAAAAAGGCCAGACACTTTCCTTGCTGGGGAGTGTCTGGCCTTCTGGGTTCCTAGTCGATGCGGGTTAGCACCTTGAGTGTGAATCCCACTTCCTCAAGTCCTGCGAGATCAAGTTCTACACCCGGTGCGGGGCGACCGTTCAGCTTGAACACCAGCGCCTCCTGTCCGCGCTCCTGGCTGAACAACTGTCGCGACATCGGGATTTCTACGCCGAGCAGGCTTGTCAGTAGGCTGGCAGTAGCGTCGTGGCCAACTGCTGAGTCGATGTCATTGGCGGCGACGAGTTCTCGCGCCTCTGGAAGTGAGATTGTGCGGAGAGTGTAATCTCCGTCTGCTGTGGCGATGGCTGTGTTCAGGATGCCAATCTTCTTCATGCGCGTGTCTCCTAAAGGGTTCCCTATCTTCCTTGATGCCCGAAGCTTAGCGGGTATGTACGGGTAAAGTCAAGTCACCTGTCCCGACAACACGGAACGCGCGCAGGGAACGCCGCCGCCTCCATGGGCGAAGAGTGCGAATCCTAAAAATATCGCGACGCCGATAAGCAAAATTATGGTGAGCCAGTCCAGCCTGTGTCTTGGTAGAAGTCTCCTACGCGACATCAATCCCACATTCTATTCGGCGTCAAAAAGTCCCCATGATTCCCGCATTGCCGTGTCCAAGATCAACCCAGCAATCGAATCCATCCCTTTTTACCCGTTTGTATTTCATCGCTTCCATGCGGCCGTAGAACCTAATCCTTCCCAGCCCCATCTGATGGTTTTCATTGCACCATTCTCGATACATAATAAACAGTGCGGAAGTCTTCATGCGCTGTCCCTCAGCCTTGATCAACCGTCCATCCGCGATGAACTCATTCATAAACTGGGCGACATCGTTTTGATCTTCCTTGTAGCCCTCCACGGCTCGCTGGACGCTTTCCGGAACGGCCAGACCGCGCTCACGATATTTCTTCAGGCCCTCAAGCATCCAATTTAAGATGCCGTCCACCTCAAGCCTGAACTTGTCAAGAATATGCGGATCGTCTACCGCGACCTCGGCAATTTTCTGCTCAAACTTGATGAGCTTCACGCGGCCCCAGATAGCGCCATCATCCGAGTTGACCTTCAAGAGATGATTCGTCGCCAACCAGATGACACACTGCGGCATCCAGGTCTGATTCTCTTCAAAAAGTCCACGAGAAGTCATCCGATCAAGGCCAGTCAGTCGCTTGACGAGTGCCTCATTCATTTTGACATCGCTGTCGAGCTCGGATATAGAAGCTAGGCGCGCCCCACGCAGATCATTCAGATCGTTTGACGGCCCCGCGTTGTCCTTCTTCGACTGAAACAGACTCGCCGCCGCCGTAGCGCCATAACTTCCCATCAGGATGTTCATCGTCTCGACAAAGCGAGACTTCCCGGTGCCTCCAGGACCATGCAGGATGGCCAGAGCCCGCTCGACAGGATTTCCGGTTAGCGTGTACCCCGCCATGCGTTGCAAGAAGTCTCGGGTTTCCTCGTTGGGTAACACCACATCTAGGTATTCGATCCAGCGTGGACATTGAGCCTCAGGGCGGTAGCTCGCGCCCATCATCTTCGTCACCATATGCTCTGGTGTGTGGGGTGCAAGTTCAAAGGTTTTAAGGTCTAGCAGGCCGTTGCCAACATTAAGCTTGTTGGAGTCAACGTCAAAGTCATCCATGCTGCCGGAGATGGTTTGCAGGTGTTGCACGAGAGCATTCTTTTTGTTATTCGTCATCAAACTAAGAGCGAACTTCACCAACTTCTCGTCGCTTGAAGCGCGAGCCTGTTCATACAACTCCATGACGGATTCATGGATTTTATCCCGGATCTTTACGGCCTGCAGATCCGCTTCCCAGACATCCCCATCCCACCGCATCCACTTCTTCCGAGCGGGCACATAAATGAAAAAGCCCTCAATTTCCGTCTTGAGGACATCCGCCATGCCGAACTCTGTCAACGTGTACGGGCGCAGCGACCTGGGCGCTTTCTTTACAGCACTACCATTGCTGGCGATAACCTCACCCGACAATGGTTCGGTTATCACGTCCCCCATGAAAGAAGTATCTGAACGCAAAATTGGTGTACCAAATCCCTGCTCGCGAAGGCTTCGGGCTGCGGCAGACATGTCGCCGCTATGCCTGTAATGGGCGTAAACGAAAAATTTGCTCAGCGGCTCCTCGGTAGGTAAACCGTCTGCGCTTGATGACCAGACATACAGTCCAGGCTTACCCATGTAATCCGTGGAAGCCGAATGTCCATCACCGCGGTTCTTGCCGGGACGTGTCCACAGGCGCTCCAAACCCGCGCCATTGCGAGAATGTAATGTCCAGCCAATTGGTTCGAGAATGTTAGCCCAGTCGATTCTCAGGTTGTAGTCATCTGCTGGCGACAGATCGTTGCCGACTGGACGGGCAACCGGCAGGCGCGGACCGGAGGGAGTGGTGGTCGGTGATGAGCTCTCATCGAGCGCTGTCTTGATGGCAGCCTGGATAGCGCAACGCGCTTCCCAGTCGATCGTCGGAATGGTGGCGGGCGTGCCCGCAATCGCCATCCAGGGCCGGTCGTTCCACTCGTGGCAGGCCGCAGGGCTCGGCGCAACCACAACATAGCCGCCCTCACCGCGGGTCTCCGCCTTCGTCTTGGTTGTACCGGGCCGGTCGCCAGGCTTCGTGGCGATCTTCGTGTTGCCCGGTACAACGTGATTCACGATCCGGTACAGCACGTGCAGGCCGCCTTTCGGGGACCACTCCGAGTAGCCGTCAGACCACAGCGACCGCCAGACATCCAGCGTGCTGGCGTCCATTTTCGCTTCAATGCTGGCCATCGAGGCGCCGTCAACCCAGCCAGCCTCCAGCTCCAGCATCTCCAGACCGCCAGACACAGCACCACAGATGACGGCCACCCCATGACCTTCAGGCCACGACTCAACCTGCCCCTGCGTCATCCTGACCTGCTGCAACGGCTCCCAGGGGCGATCAGGCTGCTTACGCTGCGTGGGCCTGACCGGTAGCACCGAGCAGCCAGCCAGCCACCAAGGCATGGCAATATTGCATTTGACATTAAGATCGATTTGACTTGCTTGCGCTACATCTGGCATGCTCACCTCATCTTTGGTTCTGTAGCAATGCCCTGAAAACCCCGGCGTAGCGAGCGCTGGGGTTTTCGCATTGCTACGGGTCTTTCGCGACGTTCTCACAGCCTACGCGATCACGGGCTCCCGTTGGCAAGTCCAGACATGCCTTGTATGCTGACCTAGCTGAACGTCGGGCTTGGTCTCCTTCCGGTCGGTGCAGAAATTGAGCCCCCCACTCTGGGCTGAGAGTGGGGGGCTCAATTTCTGCCATCACGGTCGACCTATCTAGTTGAACGCAACAACTTTGCTGAGCGCGTCGAAAGTTGTTGAGTATCGTGCAGAAGAATTCGAACACAACAACTTGCGAGCACCTGTCACGCCTAGAACGGTGGCTCTTCGGTTGAGTGGTGAGCTGGAGCGTTCACCACCGAGGCGGGGAAGGTGGAGTCGATCTCCGCCACCTGCTGGTCTCTCATCGCCTTCAAGGCGGCCAGGGTCGAGCTAGCCGCCGCAGGATCATAGGTACCTGCGACCGGAGTGGCGGTCCGCAGCGGAGTCGCCTGCACAAAGGAATCGGTGACCGCGGACGGTGTGCTGTCCATGAAGGCAGGCTCCGCCTCCTGGATTGGAGGCTTGTACCACGCCTTCCAGCCGATCTTCGGAGCGTTGAAGCCCTTCTTGGTTACCGGCCCAAACTCTATAAACTGAAGCGCCAACTGGCCACCAATCTCGATATTTTTGGCGCCTGCGGCACGGATAGCTGCTCGTACGGCGTCAAGGCGCTTCCAGGACAAGTGGAGAGTCCGGATGCCGTCGTCGTACGGGTCATCAGAGTCGCGTAGTTCAGTCTGAATCTGAAGCCGATACATCCACTTTGGTTGCCCGTTGTCCCAGAAAGACAGCTCATTTGTGACCATGTCCCGCTGTTGTTCCTTGACGGGTGTCTGGACCACAACACCAGCAACTCGGTCACCAACATTGTCGAACGGGAAGGTCTTAAACCCGCCACCCATGAAGTCATCTTGCTCATTTGCCATGCTCTCAATGCTCCTGATTCAGATTTCTTTTCGGATCAACTCGGACGAGCTGAACCCAATCCTTGGTCTCCAGGTCTTTCCACGGCAACGGGTCCTCGAACCAGTCGCCGCCATCCATCTTCCACCAATGGAAGTCAGGATTCACAAAATCTTCTTCACCGAAACTGTCATCGCGCATCCAGACAGCATTATCCTCGACAAGGACCATGCTCGCATCCGGCGGCTCAGTCACGTTGGTCGTTCCTTCTCCGCACGATCCGCATCTTTCTTCCGTTCATTACTTACGCGATCTTTGTCTGGCTGTCGCTCTCTGTCGGCTTCCTCTTTGCTCATCTCAGGTATGCGTTCCCAGGTCGCGATTGATTTTTCTACGTAGCTGTCGACAACCTTCAGGCCCGGCGGATCGTAGAAACGAGCTCTGCTCCGCCTCTGTCGAGTCAGCTCGCTTTTAGCCTGTCCGACCGTCAGGTATGGGCCAAAAATACTTCCCTGGACTTCGGCCCCATCCTCAAAGGTCGTTTCGAGGATGGCGCGGAACAGTTCAGTCTGTTGCCCATCAGTCCAGATGCGTCGAGACATCGCTACTCAACCCGCTCAGGCCAGTGCCATGTATTGTGGCCATGGCTTGGATCATAATGCACGTTGCGGTTGAAGTTATGGAACTCTGGGTTAAGTACGCACAGTCCCAGCTCGCAGCGCGACTCTTCATCCCAATGCTCGATGTCCGCCTGGGCGAGGTCCATACCGTCGAGCGGGATGACTTCGGTGATTATCGCGGCTCGACATACGGGCGTAAATCTCCAGATGCCATTAGGATGACGTTCAATGTCTCCGATGAAGTGGACGATCCGACCAACTGAAGGCTTCACGTAACTACTGCGCCTTCCTCGGCATTGGTTTTACGGCACATAACCAGTCTTTGAATACCGCAACGATGGCCGAATTCGGGTCATCCTCTTCGTGCAGCACGAGAATAGCCGAGTTTTCGTAATCCAACTCCAGGGACTCAGCGTTCTCCACCGTAATGACGGAGATATCCTCGCCATTACGGCGGATAGTTACCTGAATCATCAGCGTCCCTTCCCAAGGTACAATATGGCCCATAGTTGAGCCTCCAGCAGAGCAAGCTTCCGGTCAGCCTCACTGCTCATTTCACAGGAGCGTGCAAGCGCTTCCAGTGCTTCCCGCTCATAGCTCAGGTCGTCACCTATCGCACTCCTGATGGCTTCAGCCCTAGCGGCACGATGCTCCTTCTCGGCTGCGTCTGCGATCAAAATCTTCTGTATCATTTGGTATGTATTCATTCTCGCCTACCTTCCCGGGCAACCGTCAGCGTTGGCGGTCACACCCATCGCGACGTCCTGACTGATAAACCACGGGCAGTAGCCACATCCATCCGAGGGGTGAGCCTCGACCCGCTCTGCCGGAACTCCTTGCAGGAGCATATTCCCAATACCCTCCATCCGCGCAAGTGCCTCCTCGGCGATTTCACGGCGATACAGGTCACGCCACACGTGCACCCCGGACAGCAGACCAGCGCGAGGCAGGTACACGAGCGCAACTTCCTTAACCTGCCGTTTTGCGTTCTCGTGTCCCATTCCGTACAGATTGGCTTGGATTATGGCCTGACGTGGAGGACCCTGAGACCTGACCTGACGCATTTTGTCCGTCCCGGCCGTCTTCCAGTCGATCACCCGTTGCCGGAAATGGTCATAGACGTCAGTCGAGCCGGAAACGAGCGCGTTGACGGCTACCCGCATCTCGGTTTCCCAATTTACGCCACCGAATTTCGGCGAGACGGTGTCCCGGTTCAAGGTGTAATTGTTGACCGCCCGCTCAAGCCATTGATGTATGGCTGTGCCCACCACCGCGGGCCACGGGTCGCGTACACGATTCATCTCTGGCGTTTCCAGCAGCCGGTAGGCTATTTTGCGCGCGCACGAGTCGCCGATCTCGCTGGGACCGATACGTTTCTGCCGGCTCCGCGGAGAGTCGTCGTCGGTCCTGCGGATGATTTTCTGGACATCATCCTTCAGCTTCAGGGCCTGCACATCGTCATGCGCACTGTCCCATAAACCACAATTGACATGAAATGCGTAGTCTTTAGCAATCATCCACTCATCAAGCGGTTCCTTACAAATTAGGCATGATTGCACTTTTTGTCCAATTCGATTCTCGGGTCGCCAAATCGTATGCCTGTACCCTAGCCGCACCCACCGACGTCGCGGATACTTAAGCCTCCGCACTGGCATTGAGGAAACGAGCCCCCGCCCAGGCCGGATGGGAGTCCGACAGCCCAGCGGGGGCTCGTTAGGCGCTAGCGAGCGTGGACTCTCGCAGCGCGGGGTCTCAGGAAGGACCATCTAAAGTATACAAGCACTGTCGGCTCCACGTATACCCGTCATCCTCGTACCCGTCATCCCCGCTCGGATAGGAGGGCTCGAACCTCCACCTGGCGGATTAACAGTCCGCTGCCCTGCCAGTTGGGCGATATCCGATCAGTTGCGGGGGTCGGATTCGAACCGACGACCTCTCGGGTTATGAGCCCGGAATGCTACCGCTGCACTACCCCGCATTGATACTATCTATGCCTTGTCCAGAGCTCCGCCAGTCAGTTCCGCGACGCTGGGTTCGGTCATCACGGGTCAATGCTGTCACATAAAGTGGTTCGGGTGGGATTCGAACCCACGGCAAATACATTAAGAGTGTATCCCCTTGACCACTAGGGTACCGAACCGGGCAGACAATCAAGTAGTCGAACTCCTAGGCTTTACTCTAGCTCAGTTTTCACGCCGACCAGTTGCCTAACCACCAAGCGCCATTCTCCTCACGCGCCCCCGAGGAGATACTTTCCTGACCTGCGGAAGAGGCTGGACTCGAACCCGCGAGCCCAAGAGGTGATACGTCGCCACTGGAATGGCCACATGTTGCTGCGTGTCCAGTGCGGTCGTCCACCTTGGCTAGCAGGCGTTCAGTATTGTCGCACCAAAAATTTCCGTTCAGGTCATACGGGTTGAAGCGAACCCACGGAAAATAATCATAAATGTCGGTCTGAATTATCTCTGCCATTTTCATGTAGTAGTCGCGCTCCTTGACCCTGCTCCCTTTTTCTCGCTTCATGAACGTAGAAAAAAAGTATGCGCGACTACCGTCAAACCAGACCGGCGTGAAGCCGTAGGCAATGATCTGCCCGACAGCGTCACGACAACCGAACGGATTGAAACCCCACCCCATCACTATGTCCCTCTGTACGGGAAGTCGTGACAGAAACTTCTCGGGATCTTTCATGCACTCATAGGCGAGCCTATGACTATCCTCCTCCATGTCCACATGAAGGAAGCCATAACGATTCTGCAGGTCGGCTCCCGTGTATGTTTTACCTCCGCCAGGAACCCCACTCAGCAAGATCTTTGTCATGTGCAATCCTCTCCCATCGATCTGGCAATAATGATGCCGCGAGCAGCCCAGGAGAATTTCACGCTCAGTCGCACTTGTACATTGGGGCCGCTGAAACCGTTTTAATGCGCGTTCAATTCACTCAGCACTTCACAGTAACTGTCTACTCACAACACTTACCTGACCTTTTCGACACTCCGGAGAGGGTCATTTCTATACAGGATCGATCCCACATGGAGGCTGCGTCCCGTAGTCAGGTAGATAGAACAACTTGCGCTCTCAGGCGAGGACTCGAACCTGCGATTACCGCGTCCAGAGCGCGGTGGCCTACCAATTAGCCGACCCGAGAAAGAATTGGTGACCCAGTGTCCCGAGTCACCAATCGCTTTACTACCTACAGGGCCGACGTGTTGTCGTCGTCAGTCGAAACTGTAAGTGTGTTTACGAACTGGACAGGCTCGCGCACATCCGTCGCGGCCTCTGGGGTGTGGTTGCCGTCTGGAGCGTCGACACCAGAGCCTGCCGCATACTGGCTGTACGTCCAAGCCAGCACGCGCGTACGAGTGTCCACCTCCAGCTTGTCTAGAATCGCTACGATCTTCCGCATTGCGGCAAGCTCGTCAGCCACTGCACTCTTGGTCATACCATGCCTCCTCCTGCTGCCCTCACGTGCGTGAGGACAACTGTTACCAGATGATCCGTCAGCCTACCTCTCCACATGTGCGGAGAAGCTTGAGAGTGCTGTGCCGCGTCCAGGTAGGCGTGGACGCGGCACAGGAAGAGGACGAGATAGGAGATCGTCCTGATCTTCCACGACCGGCACTCGCGGCCGAGTCTGCCTCTATCCGAACTTCAGGTGCCAGCGAACCAGCTTCGCGGTCGCTGTTTTCAGTGTAATCGAACAGGCTTTGAGTCCACACTCGCACGTCAGAACAACTTTTCGCGGAGCTGAGGAGGTGTACTCAACTCTGTGCGGTTCACCGTCCACCACAACCTCGATCATGCCCTCTCCCATCTAGCCGAGCAGGTCAGCGATCACCGCGTTGAAGCAGTCGCTTGAGCAATGATCGGCCGCGGCTCCCGTGCTGTCAAGCCGGTAGGGTGTGCCACAATTGCCGCACTTGTTCCAGGCTATCCCATGCTTGACCTGCGAGTGTATCAAATCGTAGGCAACGTGCAACACGTAGTCATCAGGACGATCAGCCCCCTGAACGATCCGAGCCTCCTCCAGGATCTTGCTCCACTCCGAGCTGGCCTTGCTGATGTTGCTGGAGCCCGTTTCGGAATGCTCCTGATCATACAAATCGATCATCATGCTCTCCCATCGTCAAGTGACGCTCTCGCCCCTGGATTCGTTGCGATCCTCGCTCGATGTACTGGTCGGGCGCAGCGAGTTCGGCGAACTTGTTGCGCAGCCCGGGATTCAACTCCCTGCCGGTCGCACGGTTTCGCGCGGGCTGCGCGATACCTCTAACTGTACGGGTTAGGGGTGCGACAAGTTTCGATCATCCTTCTCCTGCGCGGCCTCCCGATGCGAACTGTGCTCAGTGAACTCGTAATCAGTGGCGCTGCCGTTACGGAAGCTTAACCAGTCAGAGTATTCAGCCACCCGAAACATGTTACTTGGGTTGGACAAACTCCTGGGCGGTATAATAATTGCGCTCACAAGATTTCCATCCCATCATTCTCGGCTAAAGAAGGTCATCATGGACAAGTATGCTAAAGCGATTGTTGGCGCGTTGGTGAGCGGACTCTCCGCCCTTGGGGCCGCACTCGTTGACGGTCAGATCACCTCACAGGAATGGATCGTAGTGGCGTCTGCGGTTGTTGTTGCACTCGGCCTAGTGTGGGGTGTTCCGAACGCGCCCATGGTTGACGATCCGGATTCACGCTGACCTTGTCGGGACGACAGGATTTGAACCTGCGACAACTGGCTCCCAAAGCCAGGGCTCTGACCAAACTGAGCTACATCCCGAACATCCTGGCCTGCTGATGCCAGCAGGCCAGGATGTTAACGCTTACCGGTCTCGTCGCCAGTCGACGCCTTCCCGCCTGCGCCGAGCACCGCGGTTACTGCCTCCCTCATTGGCTTCGACCGGCCAACACCCTGACTATACGATCTTACCCGGATATCCGCAATGCCAGTGTTAGCTAGGCGCCAGGACGGCGCGGAGGCTTGCCGGAGAACTTTGGCGGTTTTCGCGGCCCTGGGCGAGGACTGCCGCCCCTGTTCGGCCCCTCAGTCGAGGGTCCTCGTGGCTTCTTGTCACCGTCTCCTGCGGGCATGCCATCTGGGCGACCGGTATTAGGCTTATCGCTCATGGAATTCTCCAATCAATTCGCAGTGCTTGATTATGGTACTGGGGCCGTTGGTAGTGGCATGCGTCAGGTCGCGTCCTCGATTTCACAGGCTTCGGGTCGATCCCCCTCAGTTATGGGAGCTGTCAGCGACCAGCACGGATTTTCAACAGCCATCACTTCGGGACATGGCCAAAGATGACCGCAGCCATTGAGTATCCCAGCGTCAATCCTCCAGCCGCAGTAAGTTACGCCATCATCGTTGTATGGTTCATGTAGCTTCGTGGGTTCTGGCGGCGCGGGCACTAGCCATGTGAGGTCGTAAGCTTCCGCTAAGTCCCGCATGTCGAAACAGGGGTATTGCTCAAGCCAGCCATCCCCGCCTACCCAGAGATAGCGACAGGCAGGCATTTCCGGATCAATGTTTGTATGTACCGGGATCGGCGCGTGACGTTCAAGTGTCTTCAGATCCCGTTCGCAATGTCGGATTATTACACTGGGGCCATTAGCGGCGATATGCGCCAGTTCTGCATAGCTAGTCCATGCCTTGGGTGCTCCCATTTACATACACTCTGGACCATAGTCTGCGCTCACATTCCTGAGCTAATTCCAGGCGCGCGATGACCGCTGACTTCAGTTTGTCATGAAATTCGGTCGCGGTAGTCGTAGTAAAGTCTGACGAGTTCGGCGACGTATTCATCGAGTGAAGTCCTTCCATCGTCTTTGACCCCAAGCGCGGCAAGAAGCTGACTCCGCAGACGCTTGTTGCTGTCGTTGGCTAGAGAGCGATGCGCATCGACACTCCGTAGCAGCGCGTCACGTTCGGCGGTCAAGTTGCCAACAAGGATTAGGAGCCTTTCGCGTTCATCCTCATGCCATCTGATCGCCTGATGTTCTTTGGAAAGCTCGGAGGGAGTCACGCCGCCTCGCATTTCCGCCTCCGTCTCGTAGGCGTCAAGCACCTGGAGCGCTGCCTGCAACCGGAACTTTTCGGGATAGTTTTCATTTTGCGTTATTCCATGCAATGCGGCAGCGAGCTGACTGCCCGAAAGTTTAGTCACGGCTGTAGAACTCCACAGAAATACCGGTCCGCTTGACTGTGATTTCAGCGTGATCGCCGAAGGCTTCCAGGAGTACGTTCTCGAATTCGCCGCCTTCTATGGCCTTCGATAGCAGCAGACAGCGATCGAAGCGATCCTCGTCTGGCCCTTCATAGGGCTTGTATGTCTTGGTCGCATAGTCGTACTCACGGGACCCTAGGGTCGGATGCTCATTGGATTCAAGGCCATAGGAATTGGAATTGTAGTCACCGTAGTCGTCGTCACCATCATCGTCGTCAGCGTCGTCAGCGATATCGTTTACCGTTTTGATCCAAAACCCGTATGCACTGAAGATACATGGATCGCCATCGTTGAAGTAGGGCGTGTACTGATGCCACCCGAACGAGTGAATGGTGTCATCATCGACCACTGTGCGAATAATCGGCTCCAGCTCGGACAGCGGGCGTTGAGGTATGCGCACATCCCCCCTGGAGATGTCACCTTCGACCGGGATTCCTAAAAAGTTGGTATGAGTCATGATTTCTTTCCGTTTCTCGAACAGGGCGTAATCTTGGCCTAGATATCGTCGCGCCAATGGGCGAGAACAGTCCAAATCTGGTAGATGGGGCAAGTAAACTTGCGGACCGCGATGCCAGCCTGACTGAGCACTACCAGGCAGTCTTGTGGGTTTCCGGGAATCCTGAATGCGTCTATAGTCCAGTCACCATAGGTGTCGCCTGCTATGGGGGCTGCGTCAGGTTCGAGATAGCGAACCGTCTTGCCAGCCGCGACTGCATAGAGGATCTCGGATCGGGTGGACGCGCCCATGTAGCCGTCGACATTGAGGACGAGTATCTCGTCCGCATCGTCGATCTTTCGTTTATGAAGCTCGTCGAGCTTCGCCTTGATGTCGGCCAGTTCGTCGGGTGTCTTGTCTGCGAACTCGCTGGCGCGGGCGCGCATGTCGACACCGATAGTCAAGACGATATGTCCTGCAAGGGTTTCACGAAAGTTGGCTTCATCGAATGCCTTGACGAAGCGCGTGGAGCCGCAAAGAACGACTTTGACTGGCTTGGATGGTGGGGCGTCTCCTGTCGGAGTGTCCGTTGACTGGCTCACGATTTTTCCCGTCCTCCAAGTAGATGTGATAGTGGGAGTTCTTTGCGCTGCTTACCGGACATCCAGGTTTCGATCACCATGCCGTCGATGTAATCTTTGGCTGACGGCAACCAGCCGAGGTCTTCGAGCACATGCCTCTCAGCGATCAGGCGAACCGGCACCAGTGTTCCACGCTCACCTACAGCTCGGGTACGTCCAAAAATCTCCTGGCACAGCCAAACGCCCGCGGTGTGATGGTACATGGAGCGGTGCCTGACGTCGCCGATGATCTTTTTCGAAGAGTCAATGAACTCTTCGATGTCAATGTATTCTTCGGGCTCTCCGCCCCACTTCTTCGCAGCGGACTGCGCATGAAACCAACTGTTGATGTCAGACCTCCCTGAGTTTCTTTTGCGCGATTACGCGCAAAAGTTGATCAGCCATCGACTGAGCTAACTCGATGGAGGCTCCGCACTGAGCAACGATCTCACCATCAGGGGTAAGTATCATGATGAGCAACGCTCCATCGCCATGCAGGCCAAACAGCACCTGATGGTAGTAACCTTTCCGGGAGCGGAAACGGCACATAAAAGCTCGAACGAGTCTGGAACGCCAGGTTGTGCGAGGTTCCACAACTCCTCGCGGCAAAACTATCCAGTTCGCCCTCTGCTCAGTCATTGGACTCCTTTTTCGGTTCGTCAACCATTGCGGCAACCCGGATCGGGCGCCTCGCTCGCTCAATCTGTCTAAGATCGGTGGTGCGCCATCGAGCTAGCCGACAATAATCGGCGGACATGTCGACAGAAATGCCATGTCGACCGAGCGCTGACGCGACCAGTGCGGTTGTTCCGGTCCCTCCAAATGGATCAACGATGATTCCACCAGGCCGCGACCAGCCAGAGATGATGCGTCGTGGCCACTCCATCGGAAACGTGGCGGAGTGACTGACGCCTAGTCCCTTTGGTACGACAAGCGGTTGAGTTGCGATCGTCCATACCGATCCGGGCAGTTTGCCAAGGTCGTTTTGTTTCGCGCTGTAACTATTTGATTCAGCGTAGGGTTCTCGGATCTCGTTGACCGCAGCAAAATAGCGTGGCTGCTTGACAAAATGAAACCACTGTTCATGATTGCGGCGAACTCGATCAGTTACAGACTCAGGCATTCCGTTGGTCTTATTCCAGATAACTTCAGCTCGCAGAATCAAGCCCAACTGGTCAATACAAGCCAGTGCATACCGCCAGGGTAAGCCGAGTAAAGATTTTGACTTGATACCCTTTACGTCGAGTCCATTTCCGCCATTAACACGTTGCCGATGGTTATTTGTCTGAAGGTTGCCGTCCCCTCGGTTCCCATTATAGGCGTTGTATTTATCGCCAAGGTTTATCCACATCGACCCGGCGGGCTTAAGTACACGCATCCATTCGCGCGTACAGTCGGTCAGCGTAGCGATATATTCAGTTAGCGTGGATTCGCAGCCAACCTGGCCTGAATAGCACTTCCCGTCATCAGTATAGGAACGCAGGGCAAAATAAGGCGGGCTGGTAACAATCAAATCTACTGACGCATCAGTCAAGGCCAGTTTTCGTGCGTCGCCCTGAATCAGAGTGATAGTCATCCTCACTACGCTCCCATCTCGGACAGAAATACCTCGATCTGCGCAAGGTGCCGCATGGTGAGTCCGGTCTCACCTAAAGGCGCAACAGGGAGAACGGGACCTGCAGCCATCAGGCTGGTTAGCTGCATGTAACTCAAACCACAAATCTCGTCGTCCGTCCAGATGAGTGGACGCTTTTCGATCTCGATCACTTGCCAAGCCGCAGGCAGCTTCCACCATATGTCATAAGATAGGTATGATGCCCTATCCGTGAATTCAGGTGCATCCTGAACCTCGAAGTGCGGCAATCCGAGCGCGTCGGCGACATTCTGCGCACTGTGCTGCCACGTTGTGTGCCAACGGATTTCCGCGCGCCCGGTCTCATGAACTAGTTTTACGAACTCGATGACTGGCCGCGCGGAAAGAATCCGGAACTGTATGGCATCCGCGGCTACTGTGTCGATCCAGTTTGAAGCCGCCCACACCTGCGTTGGGGGCTTCCCCTTCCAGCCTACGGTAGCGTTTATCACGCCATCGATGTCGAGCAGCCATACTGGTTTTTCGGACACTCCAGCCATTTTGATCACCTATTCGGACGAGGTGGAGGGGTGGGCGGGCAGGCAGGTCGCGTTGACCACGGCTTTGGGGGCTTTGGGCTAACTGGCTCCGGCTTCGGCCTTGGCTTGGCCATTTCTACCGGTTTCCGCACGCCTTCACCGCTCCAGCCATGCCAACACACAGATCAGCACCATGACCAACACTACGGGCGAAAAAATGAACATGATGGCGCCCCCGAACCATGGCAACCCTCCTTGGGGGCAGTTATGAACCGTCAGCATTTCGGTTAGTTCTTCTTCGTCGAGACCACGTGCCTCGAAGCCACAGCCACATTTGACATAACTCATCGCGGACACTTCAGCACCGTCGCTCGGTGGTTCCCCGCCAAGCGTGTCAGCCCAACGCTTACGCTGCTCATCATTCATTGTCAACTTCTCCTACCGACGACGCCGTAACTATTTGGGATCTGGTCTCGGCCTAGGTTGTGGTGGAGGTTTCGGTTGTGATGGCGAACTCGGGTTCACTGGATGCGGAGTTGGTCTTGGCATGCTTGTCGACTCCTGAATTGAGAGTTTGAAAATATCGTGCCGCCGCGTTGAGTGAAAACCGCGGCGGCACGCAATGTGGGCAGGCTAGCCCAAGAGCGCTGTGTCCAGGACAGTATAGGAGCCCCTGGCAACCCAGACGTACCCGTCGTTGTTGTCGTCGTCTAGCTTGAACATGGTGCTTTTGTCCACATTGGTGGCAGTGGGCGTTACGTGCTGACTGCCGAAAGCCAGGATCGGGTTGTTGTTTTGATCGCAGATCTGAGCCACCCGAGCAGTGCCCGTGAAGACGTTCTTGATGTCCCGCCAGATGAAGTTGATCAACGGCACGCTGCGATTGTTGTTCTTGATCCGGACATCGGCGAACTGTTGCGAGTTCGCCATCAGATTGTCCTTGGCTCCATCCGTCATGTAAACGGATGTGAAGCCTACTGTCGAGAACTGCTGATTGCCGCAATTCACCTTGATCACTGAGGAATCTTCGATCTTCTTGCCGTTGGCATCGTGCCGGTCGTACGCGGCATCTGGCGCAAAGGCTAGACTTGCGCACCTGGCCTCGAACACGACCTGCCCGTCCGCGCCGTAGTTGGTGAAGGTGCCAGGAGTGTTTCCCAGGACGCGCATGATGTCGTCCACAGCGCTCTCGCAGGCTGAAGCGCTGGTGAAGGTGACGCCCATGATCGCGACACCTACAATCAGGAGCTTCTTTACCGTGGGGGCGATCTTCACTTCATCCTCCATGACCTCAAGATCTCATGTGTATGTACCCCTGAAGTCTAGCATGGAGGCAAAAGCGCCGTCATCTCCCACTCAGGCGTCATCCCTCCAGCCAAAATCGAAATCATCCTCGAACCGCATCTCGTGAGCAGTCCGATAGTCAAGTAGCTGCTGACTTCTGGCTGGCCAGAGCGGACAATCCTCGTCGCACATGACTTCTTCGCACATGGGACAGGAAAAGGAGTCAGCCTCGGCAGTCAGATCCAACTGCTCAACCTGACCGGCCAGCTCAAGCCACTCCTGATCGTCGACAGGACGAGCAACACCCCAGTGGGCGATCTGGCGCAGAGTCGCGACGACAGCGGCAACATCCTCTCGTTGCTGGCCGGAAGGTTGACTCGGTTTGGTCGACTCAGGTGAACAGTCCCCATCGCATGTGATTTCCTGGCATCGGGGACAACAGAGAAAGCCAAGGGATTCGAGATGCTCAACCGCGATGGCCAGACCAGACCATCCCTGATCGTCGACAGGTCGAGCGTCGCCCAAACGGGCGATCAAACGCAAGGTCGCGACGACGGCGGCAACGTCTTCTCGTTGCTGACCGGAAGGTTCAGTCATGACCTGTCTCCTTGTGGCCTACGTTAGCGAAGTTGCTTCTATTTCGGTCCACCGGCCCCCAACTCGAACCTCGATCTTCACCTCGTGATCGGAGATGGTGAAGTTGTCCAGGTTGTTCTCTGCGACCACGGTGCGGCCGGTTTCGATCCGCAGCCAGAGGTCGAACTTTGGAGTTTTGATCATCCGCATGAAGGCGGTCTTCTTGTTCTGAAGTTGGCTGCGTTCTTCGCGGGATTCGCCACGAGCACCGGAGGGGTGATGAATAACCCGGACTCCGGTGTCGCGCTTGTTTTGGTTTTGGCCACCACTGCCGCCAGAGCGAAAAGTCTGGACCTCACAGTCATGGATGCTCACACTCAGGATGCGTCGTCTCGCCCCTGGCTCAGTCCCTCAATGAGTCATGAGGCGACTTTACCAGGAGAGATCGATCTTTACTCGCTGGCCGGAAGGTTCAGTCATGACCTGTCTCATCTGCTTTCACTAGATCTTCTGGGCGCATGCCGAAAACCGTCCATGTGGCATTTCTCCGTTTTCGAGTTGACAGTTCGGGTAGCGCGCCTCAGATCAAGTAGAGATATTTGGTGCCAACCTTCAGCTTGCGGTTGATAGAGGTCGACTGTACGAAAACCGTGTAGTCCGGGTTATAGGAGGGCCTCACGCGCACCTGCATGTCCGGCAGTCCAAGCATCTGTCGAGCGTCGCCCCCAATGTAGACGTTTCCGCTGGAGTTGCGCTCCACGATCGCGATCTCTTTCTGTGGCTGGATGTCTTCAGGCTTGGACAGTTCGTAGTAGCCGCGCCCGAGGACGTAATTCTGGCCGCATGACTCGGTGAAGTCTTTGATGACACAGTCGCTCGGAACCGGGATTAGCATGTATTTGTTGCGCGCCAGGGGGACCATACTTGCCTGCTTGATGGTCGAAGCGTTGACGGCCGACGCATCTGTCGAGAACAGGGTTCGGGTGGAGCGCACACCAGACGCGCGGGCAGTCATATAACTGTCGGTGGTGGCTCGGATGACGGCGCCGACCTCTTCCACGCCGCGCGTCGAGGTCGCATCCCAAACCTCCACGTTGCCTGCCGGGAATCCCATCTTCTTGGCCTGCATTTTGGACAGCGCGCTAGGCACCATGGCGGCTAGGGTCCAGTCGTCCGGAAGTCTGAGGATGCGTTCAGCCAGCTCGTGTGGCTTGCCCAGACTGTCGTTCTCCTCCCCGTCCGTGAAGGCGTACAGCAGGAAGGAATGGTCCCCGTAGCGGGTCGGGATTTCGCTCAGATCGCTGATGCTTTTCAAGGTCGCGTCGATGAGGGCCGTGTTACCCGCAGGCCGATACATGGTGGCAATGCTGGGAAGGCGGAGCACATCCATGTCCCAGACTGCACAATGGATCTCAGTCCGGTAGGAGAACGTCCAGATCGAGATGCGTGTTTCCTGCTCAAGCTCTTGTGAGCGACGGGCAAGGTGCTTGACCTGCTCGTCAGCGACCCTGATCAGTGCTGGTGCCAGAGATCGCATGGACGACGAGGCGTCCAGTACGAATCCGATGTGGTTGATGATGTTTGCGGGCTTGGTCGGTTGCGGGGTGCTGATTCTCATGGGCTGACCTTACGGCTCGGATGTGACAAGAAACGTCTAGTCGATGTTGATGACCTACTCACTGGACGGCTTTCGCTAGAGCGCCTTCGTCGTCGTGACGTAAAAGGACTTTAAGGCGTCAATGAATACGTTGACTTGTCGTATTGTGATGTCGAGCTTGGACTGGTTTTTGATCCATTCGGCCAAGTCCTTCTCATCCAGGTCCTTGGTGAAGCCCCAGCTCTCAGCCAGGGCGTGCGCATAGGCGTTCAATAGCTCGGATCGACGTTCGTCCGAATTCCAGACCTCTTCGAATCGATCTGGCACAAGAAGGACAGGGGTGCTGAATTCGCATAGCTGAGCCCATGAGTGCATCTCATCTCGCCCCACGCCATACCAGCCGTTCCCATGGCGCTCAAACACCCACGACTCTTTGTCTTCATGGTCGCTCGGACGGAAGTCCGCACGCACGACAGACCCGAACGGCGGCTCCTCGGGTGTTGGAGCAGTAATCTGCTTCAACGTCATACCTTCAGGCATGGTAATGGTTATGCCTGTGGCAGTCCGGTACTCGGCTGACCCGCCAGGACAGCCGCCCGCACACCCGGGCCAATATTCGTTGGCCTCTATTTCTCCCCCGCCGAGCACGTCAGGCAGTCGATATCTTGCCATTACTGGTCTCCTTCGGTGTTGCTACCATGCTTTCCGGGAATACCCCAAAGAACTTGCATATGATCCCGTTGGCCCTGATCGCTAATAGCAGCGGATTCGCGTCGTGGTGGTTCGGTATTGAAGACGGCTGCCAGCGCTTCCATCTGTTCGAGAGTCAAGTCATGCCCAAGCGAGAGCAACACTCCGTGCGTGCGAAGCGTGTCGCGTACGGACTCGCGGCGCCGATACATCTCGGCCCGCTCCAAGGTCATGAAATGACGCTGGCCGTATTGGTCGTTTACTCTCTGGTCAGTGATTCTGAACTTCTCGACAGTTGTTATGTCTCCCTCGGCGCCGTACTCGATTGTCACCAAAGTTCGGCCAATCTTGGTGACAACGCCAGGGACACTAAATCCCTCAGACCTTCGAAGCCGACCGTAAACACAGACAGCATCACCAACCGCGAACTTTTTCTCAGTACTCATCGGACACTCCCATCTCGCTAGAGACACTTCAGGCCCCGTGCGGCGTTGGACGGGGCCTGAAGTGGACAGGCGATCGACCTGGAGACTGATCAGGGATCGCGGTCATTGCAACGTTTTTGTAGCCTAGATGCAGTCTAGTACAGACGAGAGCCTGTGATCTCGCTACCTGCACTATGGGGAACGACTGTATCTAGGCAAGAACACAGCCAGGGGGATAGCTCCAAGGCGCCTTGGCTGCAACACTCAACGACCATACTGCCTGTTGCCTCTCACATGCAAGGGGCTTATCTGCGCTGATAGTCTGGCAACTTAGCCGCGTCACGCTTGCCCTTGTTGTAGACGCCCGTCAGAACGTCACAGACCGCTACCGCGACGCGCCCACCCCTGGCCGCATGGTAAGGCTTCGCCAGGTCGACGATCTGCTTCGCGCCGTCAGCGCCTAGCTTCTTCAGGCTCCCCTTGAACCATTTGACATCCACGACTTCACCGTGGTACTCCAGGAAGGTTGTAAGCCCTTCCACGATGCGCCCATCAAGCGATCGCTTATCCACTGTGGTCCAAGCATCAGAGATGATGTCAAGTGCCCTGTCGAGCAGATCGAAGCCGTTTGGTCGTTCGACGATTCGCAGTGCGGTTTTGACTGCACTGAAAGAATCGGTGCTGATCTTCCCTCCGTACTCTTCGATGATAGAGATGATTCTTTGGGCTCGCTCTGAGCCTTCCACCGATTCGGCACGGAACAGGTCCACAGCGTGCATAGTGGTGGACTGATTTAGGAGCCTGAACAGTCTGGCTTCCTGTTGAAGTGTCAGGCCATGGAAAACACGACAGTGGAGCGCGGCGGGGGCGGTTGGAACCAGCTTGCATACCTCGCTTCGATGCCACCCGTCAAGCGCGATGAACGTTCCATTCTTGCGCTCGGACAGCACCAGTGTCCCGAGGGCTGGTGCATAGAACTTGGCGACCATTGCATTGAGTTTTTGCTTATTCAGCTTCGCTCGCTGCACCTTGTGGTCAATCACAATCCGATCGACTGCAACAAGACGGAAGTCGCTCTGTAGGTCTTCCTCCTCTTCGATTTCGTTAACGATCTCGGAGAAGTCAGGCATCTTTGGTGGTGTCATTTTGGCTCTCGGTCCCCTTCGGTGACGTTCTGCTTGTACTGTTTCCGGATTTCCTTACGGACTGTGTAGATTCGCTGAAGGATGTCCGTTATCGACTTGTCCCAGGCGACCAGCTCCTCCCGGTCGTGCCCCGGATCCAGGCTGTCTGGCGGTGGCAGCGCGAGCACTGTCCCCTGCAGTCCCGCAATGGCGCCAGTAAATGCTAGGCGTTGATCCTTTATGAGACTTTTGTCGGACACTTTTGGAGTCGACAAATACGCTGCACGCTTCATCGTCGCGATCAAACCGTAAGGCTGACCCTTCACCTCAACTTCCGGCACGACGGCACGCATTCGCTCGCGCGCCGCTGGGGAGTATGTAGCCTGGTCATTAATCATCGACCAGGCTCGACTCAGCTCAACGAGGACCTTCTTGGGCATCCCTATAGCACGCGGAAGCGCAAGACCGATTCCCGAGTTGCCCCCGCGGACAGTCTTAAGTCCTAGCTGCTTGGTGATGACTGCCTGCTGCCGGGAGATCGGTAGGTAGATCTCGCGGAGCAGCGCAATTAGCTCCATTGTTTCAAGCCAGGACATGGGCATAGCACTTGGTTTGGTGGCCTGCATCTGTTCCGTAATAACCGTGAAGTCTGCGGTGCACAGGACGCTGACCTCAGACCAGCCGAGCTTTGTCGCTGCCTCGATCCGCCTAGCCCCGTCGATAACTCGATAGGACGGATCAACCAGTACTGGCATTAGTTGGCCGCCAAGCTTGCCTTTACCGTTCATGCTTTGCGCAAGCGTGTCAAGATTTCCCATGTTTTTGCGAATCCAAGCAGGATTTGCATTTCGAAGATGCTCGATCGGTAGTCGAGTGTCCGATGCGGACAATGTGTAGCCTCCCATCTGTAACCTAGAGTAAGTCCGCCCCCCGGGGTGCACAAAATCCCTCGGGGGGCGGGTTTGTCGTGGCCAAAAGATAGTGCGTATCAGTGAACCACGACCAGTGGCAGCATTCGGATTTGAACCGAAAACCTTCGAGTCCCCATTCCGCTACTGTGTCCGTCTGACGAACCTCAGGTTTATACGGCTATGGTTCGATGCGCTACCGATTGCGCCATGCTGCCGTAAGAACCGATCCCCTTTAGTCCATGACTCTCCCATCTCGTCTACTGTCTACCGCCTACGCACTGTTTCTTGCCGACGTGCCGCAATGTGTCCGATTGGATCGGATTGCCACATTTTGGGCACGGAATGCGTCTCCGCGGTCCCGAGAGCCCCAAATAGATGCGCTTAGCTTTGCTGAGTGGTTGCAAGCGACGCCTAATCGCGGACATCTAAGCCTCCGTGTTTTGGTCGCGGTCAAGCGAGCTGGAAGGTCCTGACGGATCAACGGTTTCTCAGTCTCCCACGAGCAGGGTCTGAGCGGCTTTTGAGCTACTATCCTGCCCGTTCCGTTGTGGTTTTAGCGACTCCACCTAGCCGTCAGGACCTTCCAGTCTCTACATGCAACGCGAACCTACCCATGAAGGGCTCAGCCTGCGGTGTGCCGCTCCGCCAGTAACAGGGAAGACGGGCGAAGCAACACGCTTGGAGTCTTGTTCAGCACCACCTTTGCCTGCGGTAGAAGTGGCGCTGAACCTTCCTCCTGAAGCTCGGTCCGCAGTTCCTCGCTTCGACCCAAAGCTTACACGGGTACGTACCCGTGTCAAGCCCGTTCACAGAGCAAACTAGGAATCGGACATATCCCCGTGTAAGCTGATTTTCATGGGTAAGTCACTAAAAGAGCTGTACGCCGACCTGCCTGTCAGCGAACTGCAGGCGTTCATCCGCGACTCTCCCGACTACCTGATAGACGAGATGCTCCGCGGCGAATGGTGGTGGACCGCACGCCCCGAGCAAATCCCACCCAACTCATCCTGGTTCATCTGCCTCGCATGCGCAGGCCGCGGATTTGGAAAAACCCGGGCAGGCAGCGAATGGATGGTTGACCGCACCACCAAACACCCCTACGACTCGCATGGCGTGCCGACAGAATGGCTACTGGTAGCCGAAACCCTGTCTGACGCGCGAGCGATCTGTGTAGAAGGGCCAGCTGGCATCATCCGCGTACTCGACAGAAGGAAGATCAAACACCAGTACGTCAAATCCCCTCGGCCGCAGATCCGCTTCCCGAACGGAGTGAAGATCCACTGCGAAGGCGCTGACGACCCTGACGTTGGGCGCGGATACAACGCAGCAGGCGCCTGGCTAGATGAGATTTGTAAATGGAAATATAGCAAAGAGTCTTGGGATGAGGGTATCATGCCCTCCCTGCGCGCTGACCTGATTGGCGACCAGCCTCGCGCATTTGTCACGACCACACCCAAGCCGATCAAGATTTTGCGCGAGTGGCTGGCCCGCACAGACGGCAGCGTGCACCTGATGCGCGGCTCCACGTTCGACAACTCGGCGAATCTATCCGCAGCGGTCCTGACGGAGATGAAAAACCGTTACGAGGGAACAGTTATCGGACGGCAAGAACTGTACGGTGAGATCATCGAAGCCTTCGAGGGCGCCCTGTTCTCCCGCCTGGATCTGGAAAACCACCGCGTTCAGGACGTGCCTGACGAACTGCTAAGCATCATCGTGGGGGTCGACCCGTCGCTGACCGGTGAGGACGACGAGATGGGTGTCGTGGTGGTCGGAAACACCCCAGATCGTCACATGTATGTCCTAGCCGACCGGAGCATCATGGCCGTTGGTCGCGCTGCCGCGCTGCACACTTGGCGAGTTGTCGCCGAGCACGGCGCCGATCTGCTCGTCTATGAGTCCAACTTGGGAAAGCGTTGGATGCAAACAGTTTTCGAGGACGCCTACCAGGAGAGCATCGAGAACGGCCTGTTTCCCCGTGGCAGTCGACCACCAATGAAGGCTATCGACGCCAAGATCGGCAAACGTACCCGCGGCGAGCCGGTAGCGATGCGCTCAGAGCAGGGACGGTTGCACATGGTTGGGCGCATGCCCGAACTGGAGGACCAGTGTTCAACCTTCGTGGCATGGGGGACGGCCGAGTCACCGGACCGGCTGGACGCCCTGGTCCACGCCTGCCGTTGGATCATGCTACATGAGCGCAAATCGGCCAGCATAACCTCAGCGACAGACCTCTCCACCACCCTGCAGAGCCTGTTTGCGGAGACCGCAAGGTGGTAGCGGGATTGTTACGCTCCCGTTGCCTACCTCAGCTCTCTTGTATCACTACCCAGCCAGCACTCGTACTCGAACCCAACAGGTACGGAGAGTACCCGCGAACCTGGAGGTTGTCAACACAGAGGCAGCGCGACTGAGCGTTGCAGGCTGATGCTCTAAAGTGTCCGCAACAACGGGCATCAAGCATCAGGAGTACGTCATGAATAGAGCAGATCCATCCAGCATGTTGCCCGAAAGCGACACTAGTCCGCCCAAGGGGCAACGCAAACTCAACCGACCGCTCGTCTTCGGGGTCGCATCCTTGCTGGCTGCGGCCAGCGTAGTAACTGTGATCGCGCTCAGTGCTTCGTCCGAGCCGACGATCAGTAACGACTTCTCCACGGCAGACGAGGCGCTCACTGTCATTTCTGGTGGCAGTTGGGCTATAGAGAATCAAGCTTTCCGGCTTAGCACACCGGCAGTCTCAAGTAACGACATGCTGAGCAATCTGGCCGTCCACCCAGTTGTCATCAACAGTAAAGAGTGGCGCTACAACGCCACCGCTACAGTTACGAGCTTGACTGGTTTCGCGGTCGTATTCGGCTACATCGACAGTAGCAACTATTGGTATGTCGACATAGACAGCCAGCACGGTGGGATGTTTTATATCAAGCAGGGTGTGGCCATAGAGGCTGCCAGCTTCACTCCCCCCATAGCTCTCAACAAGGTATACGCTGTTGAAGTCCGCAACGAGGGTGACAACATCAAGGTGTATCTTGATGGCGCCTATCTCGGCAAAGCCAAAAACGCGGTCGTGCCACCTAGCGGCAAGTTTGGTGTAGGTACCCGCGGCGGCGCTGCCACCTTCGACAATCTCCAAGTTGAGACGGAGGAACTGTCCAACACTTTGCCAACCGCGGCAGCACCTACCGTCACATCAACCATCACGCCAACGCCTGACGTCAGCGTAACCGTGCTACCTGCACCACCTGCTGGTATTCGACGTATCGACGTCAGCACCTCAGCCCAGCTCGCTGCAGCCCTAGCCGCAGCCAAGCCAGGCGACAACATCGAGATGGCCGATGGCAGCTACACTGGCAAGACCGCTATCGGCAAGTACACGGGATCTTTCGGTGTCACAGTCAGCGGCACAGCCTCAGCCCCAATCGTGTTGCACGGGTCGCGAGGTGCCGTCATAGATGGCGACGGACTGGGGGGACATTATGGCCTCTACGTCGTGGGCGCTCAGCATTGGCGGTTCGACGGTTTCACAGTCACCAACGCCACCAAGGGTGTTGTCCTCGATGGCAGTTCCAACAACGTACTGTCCAACTTGCGTGTCCACACGACAGGCCAGGAGGGTGTTCATTTCCGCGCCAACTCCAGCGACAACGCGCTGACTGGCTCGGAGATCACTGATACCGGGAAGAGAACCGCCACCTATGGCGAAGGTGTCTATGTTGGGAGCGCCAACTCCAACTGGAAAAACTATACTGGTGGCCAGCCTGACCGGTCCGATCGCAACCAGATCATCGGTAACGTCATCGCTCGTACTGGCGCGGAAAGTGTAGACATCAAGGAGGGCACCACTGGTGGTGTCATCCGCGGAAACCGCATGGATGGCGCTGGCATGAGTGGTAGCTGGGCGGATTCCTGGATTGACGTGAAAGGCAACAGTTGGACCATTGCTGGCAATTTTGGCACCAATGCTCTACTTGACGGCTTCCAGGTTCATGTCGCCATTGCCGGCTGGGGCTTGGACAATCTGTTCGCCGGGAACACTGCTACCGTCAATGGCCCAGGCTGGGGTTTGAGCATTCAGAAAGGTGCAACTGGTAACGTCTGGAAGTGCGACAATACTGTTGTCAGGGCAGCTAAGGGCGCGGCAGCGATCAATAATGCAGCGCTCGCCTGCACTTCCTGATCCGATCAAACCTGCGCATACCAAAGGATTCCGTGTGTCCAGCAAGAAAGAACCGCCAATCCGTCTTACCCGCATCGCGCGGAAGCTCACCTTTGCTCGCATCGCCTGCGATCTGACGCAAGCTGAAGTCGCTAACGAGCTGGGCATATCTCTTGACACGATTCACAGTTGGGAGACGGGGCGCCGCGTGCCAACCATTCCCAGGCTTGAATCATGGGCTAGCGCGGTCAGGTGCCAGTTGGACATTTCGCCGTTGGCGTGAGCTAGAAAACAGCGAGGCTTTGAGGGATCGCCTCTAAGCCTCGCTGTTTTCTATTAAATTGTAACGCTGGTCGCGCTGTCCTAGCTTAGCGCAGGTCGAACTCTCCAGCGCGCACGCCCGCAACAAATGCGTCCCACTCGCCTGGGTTGAAGGTCAATACCGGCGAGGCGTCGGGGCCGAGCTTCGAGTCACGGATCTGGATGGTCCCTGGGGCCGCCAGATTCGCCTCAACGCACGAGCCCTCAGAGCCACTGAAGCTCGACTTGAACCAGTCGTCCATTTACTCTCCCTGTGTTATAAGGGTGGTTAGCTTTCAACATTGACCTTACCAGCATGCTGGCGGCTTCCGAAATGGATCAAGCCACCTCAAGGTCTCGACCCTCTACCTAGTCAAGCTGGATGGTTCGACCGTCATCGCTCAGGCAAGCGCTGACGACACCCACGCCCACTTTGCCATTCACGATGACGGTACTGGTCTTCGCTTCGGTGTGTCCTCCGTGGGCCGCGCACTCGTCCCCTTCTCCAGCCCAGAATAAAACTCCTATCGTTGCAACGAGAAGAGCGACGATGCCAGCCCATATCAATTTTTCATTCATTTCAGTCGCTCCAACTGGGCTAGTTTTTTAGGACCTTCGCAAAGGGTACCTCCATATCCCCCTGAAGTCTAGGATCGACCCCTTGAAGTGCTGGCACGAGTTCTACTGGTTGGCTTCTGAAATGGATCATGGGCTCCAGGTTTCCCTAGAGCCCATGACCTCTGCGCGTCTACCGGAGGTGATTGACGGGCGGCAGTGCCAGCCGGAGCACCCCCACGAGCGTGGGGCGGACGGCGAGCTAACTCCTGGGGCATCGGTCCCCCCCGGAGCACCCCCACGAGCGTGGGGCGGACGCTGAGCTGCGGATATACGACATGATAGGCGACGGAGCACCCCCACGAGCGTGGGGCGGACGCCCGCTGGACACCCTCGGCGATCGCAGCTAGCGGAGCACCCCCACGAGCGTGGGGCGGACTGGGCTAGCGGTGCGGCGGGGCCAATCACGTGGTTTCAGCGTCTAAGCTTGGCCCGCTAGGGCCAAGTGGTATGTCAACAGACACTACAGCATCCATCAAGGGTGTGCAACAGCCATCACATCCGTGTATGCCTGCGTCTTCGCCGAACCGAATACGGATGTCGTCAGGGTCGGGATGCCCGATACCATGAGGGCATGTCCGTTCCATGATTCCTCGATCGAAACGGAAATACTGCGGAAATTCTCGCATGCTGTGATCGCTGGGGGAATGAATGGGGCACGGTGGAGCGCAATCGTCTTCGACATGCGCGCGAATGCGTTGCCCACCATGCAACTTGACAGCTTTAGTCGCCACCAGTTCCCTCTTCGTGATCTTCTAGCCAGGGCCAGTTTCCGTTACGTCCCGACTCCAGAAGTCCGATCAGCTTGAATGAGGCATCAGTCAAACCTCCACCGATCGTAACTCGATTCCTATTTGTAGGCATCGAGGCTGCATGGTAACCGACCAGGTTGAACACGTAGAGCGGAATGTTGTCCGGCACCGCGAGGTGCGGTGGCATGCCTGTGTGCTGCTCATCAGTGATCAGGATGACTCGCGTATGTTTTTGGGTGAGGTGACGTTGGATGGCCGCATAGGTTTGCGTCCATCCAAGATTACTAAAGTGCTTGATCACGTTAAGGACTGACATCCCAGCCGGTGGGTTAATTGTTGCCGAAGAGGTGCCGTATTCGACCAGGGTCGAATGCTCTCGGTTGCGCATGTGTAGTGCGGAACCGAAGATCGCTGCGATGTCCGCCTGACTTGTTCTTCCGTGCTCGGCTAGCGGGATGAACATGGAGCCCGAACGATCAACCATGATCAGCGTGTCGCCCGTCAATTCGGGCACGTTGGCCAGCGACAGGTTGAGCGCCACCTCCAGCGGGTAAGCCCATCGCAGATTGTTCACTTCCCGTGACGCGGAAAGAAATCGGAACGGGAACTGACGAGACCTGCGAACCTCAATCGGGTCGGTGAGCTTGTCGATCACCAATTTGGCAATCTCGTCCGACACGCCAGCCTCGTCGAAATTGCGCAGGTTACGCAGAAGTGCCATATATCCCATGCCGGCGAGGATTTGCTTCTCCCACGCCTCCTTCTTGTCGACGGCCGCGGAGATCGTATTCTCCCACGTCATGCCAGCAGCACGGATCTCACGCTCATCAAGGGCTTCAATCGCCACGCCTTTGACAGCATGGCGAGCCCTGATCAGCTTGAGAGATTCGGGGATCTCGGTGACCCTGCCGTGGCGACGATCCAGCGCATATCGGAAAAGATCCGAACGCCACCAGGCGTCAGGCTTCGGATGACACAAATCAATAACATCAGCGAACCTGAAGGGCTTGCCCTGAGTGTCGTATTTCAGGAGCGCCTTTTCGCTGTATAAACGTCGGGCACCGTCCGCGATTCCGCGCTTAACCGGCTTGGGGATGGAGCGACCATAGTTCGTCATCCAATAGGCGAGAGCTTCACCTGGCTCGTCAGGCCGATCCATGGAGGCTGCCACAATCGCCCGCGCACCTGGAATTTTCGCGTCAACCATTGCTTTCGCTGCTTCCAATGCGCCCATAATAGGGGCCGAGCGCAGGTTCGCCTCCTTGCGCAGCCATGGCAGGAATCCAGCCACCCAGGTCGGGTCTTGAAGCGCTACAGCGTGAATGGAGTTGATGAACCGCTCATCACGCTGCATGCCCTTCTCCCCGAAGGTCTTCTCGCCTACGAGGTTGGCGACGCCCAGCATGAACAGTTCAGACTTGGCGTCCCGCTCATAGCCTTCGCCGCCCTGATGGTTGACGATTGTCGGTGCGGCAGGGGCTTGGATTGGGGTGGTGCCGATTCGCGTACGAGCACCTGCCTTGTTGAACTTGGTCATCGGTCTCCTTCTTTCTTGCCATAATCCGGGTGGTATTTGCCTTCTTGGACATCCATTATTAAGGCGATCCACTCTGGATTCTGATCGTCTGTGGCCAACTTGACGAGTTCGCGCACGGTCTCGGCAACGGCCGTCTTGACGCGGCGGGCGCATTCTCCCTCGCTGATACCTGCCCGGATTTGCATCTCGACTCCCATCGATAAAAAAAGTGGCCCCTCGCATTACACGAGGGGCCACTTTGGCGGAAAAGTGATGTCTGAGAACAAAGTTAGAGTAGGTATACGTAGGTGCTCTGCCATTGAGCTACACCAGAGATACCTCTGGCCCCAGGATTCGAACCCGAAACAACCCGCATAGGAGGCGAAGTAACCCACTCAGTCACACCAGACATCAAGCGCTTTGGTGACCCCTGAGAACTAGGTAGATCCGGTTGTTGTTATCAAGAGCGGGACTTGAACCCGCACCTATTCCTCCGAAGGGAATTGCTCACCATTGAGCTATTTTGAAGTAACCGAATCAATCACACCAGGGGTCACTTTAAAGTTGTCAAAGTTTAGGAACCCTGAGAACAAAATGAGTCAGCTTGCGATTCGCATTAGCAGTGTGAAGTAAGCCGACTCAGCGCACCAGGGTTCTTGTTACTGGATCCAACACTAACGGGCATGTATGAGCGACGCAACCCCATTTCCTAAATGTCCGAAAAGTCCTATTTCTACCAGGGGACGGGGATCGGGTCTGGTGTCGGATACGGGGGCCTAGGTGTCGTGGGGCGCGGGGGCTGTCCAACTCCAGCCGCCGGTCGGATGGGCTGAGGGTATGTCGGGGGCACGGGCCTTGGGGGCACGGGCCTTGGGAGCGGCGGGAGTGAGGGCTTCGGGCGATGTTTCAGCACGGGTGAGATCATCTTTCTCCTCATTTCATCGTTTTCCGATCACGTGCAAACGAAACCTTACCCCTATATCCCTGTCGAATGCCAGCGGGGAGAAGACGCAACGGCCCCTTGGGGCGAGATTCAAAATTCTTCCGCCTTGAGCCTGGTACTTGTATGGTTTCCATGATATATGCACTAAGATCACCCATGTGGCTATCCTCTGGTTTGCGGTGTTCGGGCTGGCCTGCGCCCGATTTACACACCTCATCCGCGCCGACAAGATCACTGAGCGTTTTCGTCAACGCTGGGTAAGGCGCTTCGGCGGAGAGTCCCTACGGAGCTACATGATCGTTTGTGCGTGGTGTTTGAGTATCTGGTTCGCGCCTTTCTTCGCCGCAGGCTTCTTGCTCTCCATCCACGCCTCTGGCTGGCAATGGCTCCTTGTCGTGCCGATCTCACTGGCTTACTCGCACCTGGTCGGCCTGCTGGCTGGCGTCGAAGGGGATTAATTCATGGCCGCACGACGCAAGCCAGCCGTAGATGTCATCGACCCTGCGGACGACGTGCCTTTCGCGCTGACAGCATCTGCGCTAAGAATGAATTTCGACGACGCCAGTTATACGAATTATCGCTTCCGCGACGAGACGTGGCAGCGAGAACTATGGCGATTTTACGACATAATTCCAGAGCTGCGATTCGCGGCGTCATGGATTGGTAGCGCCTGCAGCAAGGTGGAAATTTTTGTTGCAGAGGTCGACCGGCTAGGACGAGTGCAAGGGCGCGCGACGAAACCTAACGTGGCAGCCCTGTCGGACACCCTGCTTGGTGGTCCGGCCGCTAAAGCCGAAGCCATTAGAATGGCTGCGATCAACCTGACAGTCGCCGGTGAATGCTACATTCTCGGCAAGCCCTCCGAGAAGCCCGGCGACAAAGATAAATGGTTCATCCTTTCCAGCTCCGAGATCCGGCGCGTGAAAGGCGGAATGGTTTTCTGGGGAGATAAGCAGTATTACCAGGAGATTTTAGACCTGACCAAAAGCATGGTCACCCGAGTCTGGACTCCGCATCCCCAGCGGGTTTGGTGCTCGGATTCGCCAGCACGAGCATGTCAGGCGATCCTGCGTGAACTTGAGCAATTGACCAAGTTCGTTTTCGCTCAGATTGATTCGCGTCTTGCCGGCGCAGGAATGTTGATCATTCCCAATAATCTGGACTTCCCTGCCCAGGATGGTGTTACTACGGCGGGCGAAAGCCTCATGATGCGCCTCGCCCAGGCCATGGCAGCCTCCCTCAAAGGTGACGGCACCGCGATGGCTCTCGTGCCTCTGATCGTTGAGGCGGCGCCCGAGGATATTGAACGATCCTTCAAGCTGATTACGTTCGCCTCCGAGTTGTCCAAGCAGGCAGTCGAACTGCGGGACGAGGCCATCCGGCGCCTATCCCTCGGCTTGGACATTGCACCTGAGATTCTGACCGGCCAGGGCGACATGAACCACTGGTCATCCTGGTTTGTCGATGAGGCAACAGTTAAGCTGCACGTCGAGCCGTTGATGAACCGGCTCTGTGACGCTTTGACTGACGCCTACCTGAAGCCCGCCCTGAAGATCATGGGGCTTGATCCGCAGCGATACGTATACAGCTTCGACACAAGTCCGCTCACTATTCGTCCCCAGCGCCTACAGGACGCACTCAACTTGTTTGAGAAGGGTGCTATCGGCTTCGAGGCGTTGAGGGTGGCTGGTTACTTCAAGGAATCAGACGCGCCATCCGCAGAAGATCTCGCTACAGCATTTGCTAAAGACTTGATGCTGCGTGACCCGAACTTGGCCCAGCAGCCAGGATGGCGTCACCTCGCAGGGATCACGGACGAAATGTTGCCCGCCGATTCGCTGACCGCCCCTGTTCCTGGCGGCGTCGGTGGCGGTAGCAGCATGAGCATAGGCTCGGGTGGTGGTTCCGGGCCGCCTCCTCCTCCGGAGCCACCACTCGGCATCCAGAATGCCGGCATTTCCCCAGTCCCCGAGGGTGGCATGTCCCCACCTCCGTCCTCGGTGGGTGACGGAGGAATGCCAGGGTTTGGTTCCGGCGCCCCGCAGGGAATCCAGTCCTCCGCCGCTGTGATTGGTGCTCAGGATCTGGGTGTGATTGTCGCCGCGCATGCTGTGGTCCTGCGCGGCCTGGAGTTGGCAGGAAACAAGCTACGCACCCGCTCAACCTACTCTCAGTATCCAGATTTAGATAAGCATCAGGTGCACACTGTCATCCGTGCTCGCGATCGACTCCACGCCGCTTCTCTGCTTGAAGGGGCGTGGTCCCACCTTCCGAGCCTTCTCGGTCAATTCGCATCTGATGTCAGCGCGATGGATCTTCGACAGTCGCTGACTCGTTACTGCTCAGTCCTATTGTGTGAGGGCATCGAGCATGATCCAGTTGCGCTGATTCGTCTCCTTCAGCAGGACGGCCATATCAGTGACCAGTGATAAAGAGTCTGCGGAGAATGTTGTCTACCGGGCAGCCAGGTCAGGGCTGACCCGCTGGCTGCAGCGTGCGAAGTCTGTCGTCATGATGCCGTTCAACCAGTTCCGGGCGCAGCCAGATCCGAACGGGATTCTGTCAGTGCAGCCCGCCTGGCAGGCAGAAGTTGATCGCATCGTCGCATCCCTTACACCAGCTTTGAAGGAAGGCTGGGGTGCCGCTCATCTGCCAGGGGATTACGATCCGCAGGATCCGTTCATCAAGGCAAACCTCGCACTGACTCGCAATCTTCTCGTCCGCATCCCCGACGAGATCCACAGCCTGGTCGTGCGTCAAATTCTTGAAGGCACCAATGCGGGGGAAACGACCGACCAGATTGCCGCTCGGGTAGACGATGTTTTGACGTATACCGGGAGCGAGAATTGGGATTTTCGAGCCAGGCGGATTGCTCAGACGGAATGCAACAGGCATAGGAATTCGGCCTTACTGGCTCATGGATTGCTTGTTGAACGTCAGGATCATACCCCGATGACCAAGACGTGGGAAACGCAGACTGACGGCAAGGAACGTGTCGAACACAAAGACGCCGACCACCAGGAGCGCCCGCTGTCCCAGCCATACGACGTGGGCGGTTTCCCAATGCTGTTTCCAGGAGATCCGGAAGCGCCAGCGCATCTGGTTGTGCAGTGCCGTTGCAGTCAAACATTAAAGAAGGTCGCGTCATGACTCTAAGTTTCCGTGGACTGTTCGAGCCGCACGAGGTGATGACTGGCGATCGCCGCATGTTCGCGTCATTGGCGTTGACGAACCGTAATCTTCCGCTGCCCCTAATGCTGCGCTCGTCTTCTGGTGGCCACTCTGGCGCAGAGCTTGTCGGCGAGATCACTAAGATCGAAAATGGCCCTAAGGGACGCTGGTATTCGGGCAGATTTTTCGACCCGAAGGTCATTCCTGAGGTAGCTAAAGCCATCTATCTGACCAAGAAGAAGGTAATCGGTCCGAGCGTGGACTTGGACCGGTCTTTTACGGTTGAACCTCGCCCTCATTCTGATGGCCGACCCATGGCCTACTTCACGGCAGGCAATGTTATTGGCGTGACATTGGTCCCTATGCCTGCGTTCGCGGATGTGACTTTCGAAGTCACAACCGAAGACGTTGCCGAAGACATGGAATCTCTTCGCGCTTCCGGCATGGAGGTGACTTGGCAGAGACTTCCCGCCTACAACGTGGATGGGGACCCGTTACCGAGATCGTGGATGCTGTCAGACATAAAGGGCGAGTTCGCGGTTTCGCAGGCCAACTGGGACGGTATTCCGGTGGCTGCCCGAGACTACACGTTTGATGCCGACGATGCGGTCAAGAGGATCGCGCAGTGGTCTGGAGTGGGAACACCGCAGGCTGACACCAACAAGTATGCCTCAATGTTTTTGTGGCGTGGCGGGAACGAAACTGGCGACACTCTCGCGCAAGAAGATTTCCGCATGCCGATTGGTGACATTATCAATGGTCAGCCGCATCTCGTCTTCCACGCCATCTATGCGGCTGCCGCATTGCTGTCAGGTGCGCATGGTGGCCTTCCAAATATCCCTGACGCAGAGAAAGACGCCATCAAAGGCGTTATCAACCAGATCTATCCTCGCATGGCACAGGCTTTCGGGGATGAGACGATGCACAGCCCGTTTGTGGCTGGCGACGGAGGTCAACAGCAAATGAGCCAGCCAGTTGAAGCGTTTGAGTTGAGCACCACGATGGTCCAGGAGTACGGCGAGTTGACCGAGGACACCTTCAATACTGGGGCTACCGAGCCCTACGGAGATGTGGAGTACGCAGATCCGGGCTATCGCGAGGAGAAGAAGCGTTATCCCCTAGATTCTGAGGCTCATTGCCGAGCCGCCTGGGCTTACATCAATATGCCCAAGAATGCTGATCTCTATACTCCTGAGCAGTTGGAACATGTGCGCGGTAAGATCATCGCGGCGCTTAAGAAGTACGGCGTCGACGTCTCCGAGGAGGCTAGTGAAATGAGCGCAGACCTCGGAGCCCTTGGGGATCTCGCTGAATTCGCTGTCAAGTCCGCAGGTACTCAGCGTCCTTCATTGAAAGCTTTCGAGAATCCTTACCTCTCTGTAGCGACTCCTCTTACGGTGACCGATGACGGGCGGGTATTCGGTCACCTAGCGAAGTGGGGCGAGTGTCATGTTGGAATCGGCGACAAATGCGTTCTACTGCCAAAGTCGCGAACTGACTATCAGCTTTTCCGCAACGGAACTGTAAAAACCGCGGAGGGCTCAGACGTTCGAGTTGGCAAGATTACTCTCGGTACAGCGCATGCTCACCCTACGTATGGGATTGTGCCAAGTCGGGAGCATTACGACAATTCGGGCTGGTGTGCAGCAGTCGTGAACGTGGGCGAGGACAGCCACGGCGTATGGGTATCCGGCGTGCTCACCGATCCGAGCAAAGCTGACGAGCTTCGACGCTCACCGCTTTCAGGCGACTGGCGCCGATACAACGGCAACTTGGAGCTAGTAGCCGCCCTTGCGGTCAACAGCAACGGATTCCCGGTTTTCCACATGCAAGAGAGCGAGGAATTCTCGCTGTGTGCCGCCGGAATTGTTGAGCATCCAGCAATGGAAATTCCAGCGGAATTCGCTGACCAGCCACCCCAGTCGCTATACACACTCATCGAATATGATGACGTCGTGGCGGAAGTTACGGCTACCCTGACGGCCTCCAGGGAGCGCACAGACCGCCTAGTGGCGATCCGTCAGACCGCAGACCGTCACCTCCAGGCCCAGCGCGCACGCCGGTTCGCTGCGATCACAGGCGAAGAGATCACTCCAGCCATGCCGCCGGAGAAGATGACGCCAGGAAAGGGCAAGCCGGCGACCACAGGCAAGGACCTGGATGGCGATGGTGTCATTGATCCAGATGCCGACCCGGACACGCCTGGAATTGCCGAAGTGGATGATCCAGGGCGTGAAACACTGATGGCACGCATGCGAAGCGTCCGCTACACAGTGATCGACGAACCAGAAGAAGATGAAGAAGAAGTCCAGCCGGCTTAGTTTTCGTCTCGCAGAAGCTTCAACGGTACAGCTTTAGGAGTTTTGAATGGCCCGCTTCTCGGACGCTTGGAATGAGTTGCTCCACCCACGGGACCGGCTTGGACGGTTTCGTTCCAAGTGGTCCCTGAAGGGTGCCAAGAAAGTTCAGGTCGACTCCATTCTGGATCGCTTCGAGCCAAGAGTGTTCTCTGACCCGAATCGTGCTGCGCGGTACGGAATTGACGAGAGTGCTGGCCAGACTCCAGCCCAGAAGCGGGCCATCAGAGACTATGTCACCCGGAACTTCCGTGCGATCGACGCGGAGCTGGCACAGGGAAAGACTTCGCCAGAAACCGAGGCCATCGACTCGGCAATGAAGCCACTCCGAGACGACCTCCTCCTCACCGTGTCTCTCGGTCCTGAAGCATTCGGCCTAAACCCAAATGACGCACAGGCGGTCGAGGAGCTGACCGGCAAGCTTATCGCGTCCGACACCTACACGCCCACATGGCTATCCGGCGGCACCAACAACGGTGGCATTGTCATGCACATCGTTGCCCCCAGGGGGACTCCGGCGATTTTCCCTGGCGGCGCGGAGGCGACCATCGCGCGGGGACAGCCTTTCCGTGTCACAAAAGTTGAACGCGACAAGGCCACAGGCCGTATGCGGATGTTCGTGGTAGCAGTCCCGAAGAGTGACGAGAAGGCTGAAACCAACCTTCCTGAAGCTGTCCGCCTTGGGCGCGAAGAGGGCAATGTTGAGGCAATGCAGCAGCGTGCCCGATTCCCTGAGCGCGCCGAGGAATTCCCCGTAGAGGACATTCCTGAGCCCCTCCCAGCACCCTCCGGTCCGGCTCCCGAGCGCCTCCCATCAAACCCTCAGGCTGGTGAGATTCAGCCAAAGACTGCACCGTCACCCACGGGTGACACTCCTGGTGGCGTGGAAGAAGACGGACGGCCGAGCTGGACGGTTGGCAATAACCCAATCGAGGTGCAGGCTCCGGGCGGTGGTGCCGGCCTGCGCGTGACGGCCGGGAATAGGGTCATTGTTCCGGACTCTGCCGACTTGGAAGACTTGGCCGTCAATGCTCAGCGTGCTGGCTTGCCTGAGGTTGCCCGCTGGGCGAAAGTGAACCAGAAGCGGCTGAAGGCTAGCGATTCCCCTGCTTCCGCACAGCGTGCGGCAAAGCGCGCGGTTGCCGCACGAGATCTGAAAGCTAATGGCGAGCCGAACGCTCCGCAGCCATCCGCTCCCGAGGCGAATGCTCCTGCGGCGACTCCGCAGCCATCCGCTCCCGAGGCGAATGCTCCTGCGGCGACTCCGCAGCCATCCGCTCCCGAGGCGAATGCTCCTGCGGCGACTC